CGTTTGTGAAAATATGTTTGGATCAGCGATTGGTACAATGTCAATACGTTGGTCAAAGTCAGTTGCAAATATTTGTCTTTGTCCACCGACTACATCATACGGATATTCTTTTGGTAAGTATGTTGCAAAGTTATCTGCGATTAACATAAACTCACACTTCAATGCTTGATACAATCTTTTGTGTATCGCTGACATAACCCGCGATCCGCGTTCCAATAACGCGACGGTCGTGCCAACTGCTGCACTTTGATTACCATCACCAACTTGCATATCAGCAATAGACGCGAATCGTTGACCTGCTTGTACAACAACACCCATCAATGATAACAATGTTTGGTCTGGTCCTTTAAATGGTAACGGCATAAACGCGTCACTTAAATTTCCACCAGGAGCGTCAACATCACGGAACTCTCCCGGCTGCAACGGTTGAGCTTCGTCTCTGACTCGGATGCCTCTTTGTTTGAATCCGGACGGGAGATTTGCTAACGTACCTGCGTCTAAGAGTTGTCTTAGAGCGGCTGTGGCAGTTCTTGATAAACCGCCGATCATGTGAATAAGCCCGAATCCGTAGAAGCCTAGTCCTGGTAAAAACTTAAAGTGTACAAAATAATCACGGCGCGCGCGTCGCGGGTCTTGTGCGTTGAAATTTCTTCTGATTGATAGAACAGTCGCTGTGTCTTCGTCAACTGTTACGATGTAAGGTAATTTTAATCCTGTTGCTTCTCCTTCTTCATTAACATCTTGGAAGCCTTCTAAATCTAAATCACAATGACACTCAAGCAATGTTATTACTTCGTCATTTGACGCAGTAACTCCTGAGATACGATCTTTTGCATCTGATACGTCTGTGTCAGAAGGGTCGCTTGGTTGTAAATCAGTTTCTCTATAAAAACCACTTAATTGGTATTTTAATAGTTCGTTTCCTGACATACGAATAGTATGTGTGATTGTATCTGCATCTTCTAAACTTGTTGCTGTATATGGTACAACTAAATCTTCTGCAGGAATAAATTTAGACACGCAACGTTGCAAAACAGAATCATAGTAAACTTTTTTAAATGTAGAACCTGCAAGAGGTAAATTAAATAACATCTGATCAAACTCTGGTTCGTATTCTTTCATCTCTACCATTAGTTGATAGTTCATAAATTCTTTTACACGCTCAGACTGATCTTCTTTTGCTTGATCTATTTTACCAATAATTTGTGTTCGCACTGGACCACCTGCAGGCAATAATTCTTTGTATGCTAGTGATTGAAATTGTGTAACTGCTTCTGCTAGTACAGGGTGTGTTGCACCTGAAGCACCTTGGAAAGGTTCTGATCTGTTTTCGTATTTAAAACCTAATAAGTCTAAACCTTTTGTGTAAGCATCTTCCCATTCTTGTCTTGATGATTTGTAATCATCATGGTCGTCTACAATCTGTGATCCTATTTCAACAAGTACGGAATCGTCTAATGCTTCTGCTAAATTCTCATCGTGGTTTTCTGAACCAACACCTGCTATTGCTTGTGGATCAAAATCAATCTCAACACCACCGTCTGCAGTCTCGTTTATTTCTACAGGCTGTTGGTTTTCTTGTTGAGCCATCTTTTCTTGTATTGCTTGTATCTGACCTTGTTTGCTTGGAACATTTACTTTTGTTCTAATGTTGTTTGGTAGGTCAAATTTATTTGATTTATCTATAGCCATTATGCTGTCCTCTGTCTAAATAATGAACCTACACCATTTGGCATCGGTCCTGCTTGTGGAGGCACTAGGCCACCTTGTTTAAATCCTGGTTCTTCTTTTTTTGTTTCTTTAATAAATTTTGCTACTGAATCCTCTGTTTTCATAGTAGTTCCTCGAGTTGCAAAATCTACAACGTTACGAATATCTGATTTAACTTCGTCCATACCCATTGAATACTGTTCAAAGTCTCCCAAAGGTTCAGAACCTTTTCTAAACTCTCCAATAAAAAATGATGGGTCATCCGTTACACTGCTACCATCTTCAAAATATCTTTGCAACGATGGTTCATACTCAAAACTAATTTGAGTTCCATCGTCTGAGGTAGTGTAAACATCTATTCGTCCTGTGTTTACATCTTCTACCAATCTATATTCTGTCATACCATCTTTGTATTTATACACTGCATTTACTTCACCTTTGTTTGGCGCTGCTGGCGATACTAAATTACCTTTTGATTGTATTTTGCTAACAAGTAACGGGAACCATGAAGGCATGCCTGGTGCTGACATTGTCTTTGCTGCAGTGATGCCTTTTTGTGCTGTAGGCAATAGTCCTTTACTGCCAGCTAATAGTGTAGCAATTCCGCCTCCTAACACACCAAGAAAACCTCTTCTAGTTATTGGTAATCTACCTTTACCAGGAACATCTTTACCATCAGCAAAACCTATACGACCACCTTCTGCGTTTAAAGTTCTATCTGGTGGTGTAAATGTTTTATCAATAAGTCCAGTTTGCTCTGTGTTTTTCTGAATACGTTTTAATTCATTAGATATTTTTTGTGCCCCTTCTATATCTCCTAATCTATATAACTCTTGCATTTTTAGAACGTTTTGTTGTATCTCTAACTCAAGAGCATTTAAAATTTTATTTTCTTTTTCTACGGTAGCAGAATATTCTGATACTGGAACACCTGTTAAGGTTTCTTTTGCTTGTTTGTTTTCTGCTTCGTCTAACATTTTTACAATTTTGTTTAATTCTGAGATATCATTGTCTAGTTGTTTTATTTCTTTATTACCTTGCTTCAATTGCTTTAGCATATTTTCCTGTTCAGAATAAAAATCGTCATAAGGGTACTCGTCTACATTAGAAAGTTTAGCTTTGTCTACTATTTCACTGTAACGTTTAGGAATATTTGATAAACCTTCTATGTCACCTAGAGCTTCTGCTATATTAAGTTTGATATCTTCTCTTTCTCCAACCGATAAGTTTCCATATCTTTTTCCATTTAAAACGTCCTCAAGAAAATCTAACAAGCCTTTAGTATTTTTACTTTCAAATAAAAATTCTATTTCTGCTTCAGCTTTTGAAAGTGGACCAGGGTCTAATGGTACTTCTTTTGCAAAACCTAAGTCTGCAGGGTTTTCTTCACCTGCAATTATTTTTTTTGCTGTATCTTTAAATTTATCTAGTCTAGGACTATCTGCATAATCAATAATGTCTCTCAATAAATCATTTTCGTTACCCATTTTTTGTTGAGACAATATATAAGATAGTAAACCCTCAACATTGTCTTCAGTCATTCTTTTTGAACTACTTGGTAAATATGCTTGGTTAGCACCTTCTATTAAAGCTTGTTTTGCTTCCTCTACTGTAGTTCCTGTTTTTTTAGCTAGTTCTTCTAGTGCAATGTTAAGAGCGCCTTTTGCAACTAGCGCTGCTTCTTCAGGGTCTATTGCTTCTGGAAAATTTTTCTTTGCAAATTCGTCAGCATCATCCAATGGTTTTGTTGGAATAGACTCTCCTGCTTTTAGTATTCCTTCTTTAGGAGCATCGTCTAATTCATCTGCTTTTCTTTTTATAAAATCATCAATCCTAGTAACGTTATCTGGTAGTTCTTCTTTTGTTGAGATGCCTGCTTTCTCATCTGCGTCGTCTAAATATTTTGAAATTTTTTTTAATTCTGCGGTTTGGTCTTCTATTTTTTTTGTACCCCTTATAACATCATCACTAGACTTTTCTAAAAGAGCAACAATTTCATCTTTTACTTTAGGGGTTATTGTGCCTTTATAAGAACCTGTAACTGTCCTTATAATCATCTTACTAATCTGGTCTATTAGTTCTTTGATTCTTTGCATTAATAGTACGTCCTTTGTTGCGATGGCAATTCTTCATCCTCGTAGTCTTCTGGATGGTCAACAAAGCCACCTTGTCTAAATCTCATTACAGCTTGAGTCATACTATCCACTAGGTCATCGTGTTCCCCTAACGGAAATGCAGCGCATTCCTCAATCACTTCCTCTGCCCATTTTGTTTCCGGTGCCCAAATCATGCCTGATTCGAACAATGGAGCTACAGAGTTTATCCTAGTATGTTTATCATTTCCTTTACTAGGTGTAAAGTTAATAACTGGTATACCCAGCTTACGCAATTCATACGTCAATGGCAAGCCCGAAGCTTTAGCTTCTATTATCACTGTTTCTGGCTTCCAATAGTCATATTGTTCTTTTGCAACGCGTCTAAGCTCTGGGAACTCATATCTATCTTTAATCATGTCAACTAATATTAGCTGTGGTGGATCATCTTCACTAGGTTTAAATACACCCCATGTAGTTATGGCGCTGTAGTCAGCAGTTTCTTTTTTCATAAACGCTGTGTCATAAGATTGGATCACGTGCATTAATGGAGGTAAGCTTTCTTTCTCCCACGGCTTCCACCACTCACGTTTTATAATACTGCCTTCTGCTGCTGTCGGATTTTGTTGGTATTGTGCATTCCATTTTAATATACTTACGGATGCTTTCACCGCTTCTAACTCTTCTAGCTTCCAATATCCAGGCCACACCGGTTTACCGCTGGGTAAGATTGCAGGAAACTCAATTACTTCCCATTGGTCTGCTTTGGGTTCTGCTTGCGCTTTCATTAACTTTCCCGTCAGGTCTGCGACATTCCAACGAGTCATCACTACTATTATTCTGCCGCCAGGTTGTAAACGTTGACGAGGTCCAGATGTGTACCACTCATAAACTCTATCATAACTGGCCATGTTCATTGCGTCCTGTTCCGAATGCGGGTCATCAATAATCAATAAATCCGCTCCACGGCCCGTGATACTTCCTCCAACACCCGCTGCATAATATTCGCCGCCCTGATCCGTTTCCCATTTACCAGCGGCTTTAGAATCTTCTCTTAGTCTTGTATTAAATATTTTTTTAAAATCATCCTG